GTATCATCCTATAATAGGCTGACGAGTTACCTTGTAGTGTAGCATTTCCATCCGACCAGAATGGATTTGGAGCAAGAGCATAGCGTGTTTTAAACGCAATCTTCGGCTGGAAGGTATGTGGATCCTGCGCCCTGAATAATTGCAGAGGCACATAAGGACAATAAAAGAGCCCTGCATCGTAAGCGTTGGCACCCTTATAACCAACTAACAGGAATTCTTCATTTGCTCCACCATTTCCAAAGTAAGGATCAATATAGACGCGGTAACGTCCATTTAATACACCTACAAAGGTATTTCCAGTATCATCTACAGTCAGATCGGTTTGTAATGCGGGTGTATAATCTAATTTTCCAGCCATTACTAATGCAGATGCAACGTCTGAAGAACAGATTATAACATTTCCACGACCACGACGGGTAGCCTTTGCGATAGCATTTGCTTCACGTTCTACCTGATAAATAAGACCCTTGAATTTTTCAACTGACCAACGACCATTTGCGTCTACGTCTAAGTCAAATGTTCCAGGGACTGTAGTTTGTGCAGCACCAGTGACTGAAATATAATAAATGGTTCTAATAACTTCACGGTTAATTTCAGTTAAAATTTCAGCAGACAGAATATTTGCTAATTCTGTTTCTGCATCCAGACCATGAATAGCTTTCAAGTCCTGTGCAACTTCAACCGAATACTCGGCCTTTAATGCACGTGTCTTTGCTTCTACCGAAACCTTATCGATAGAGAATGCCATTTGGTTGAAATCAGATCCAACACCATCACCCAATGCTTCAGCTTGTGATGTAGTCATTGGACGACCAATTGTATATCCAGTTGCTCCACTTACTGGAGGATAACCAGTAGATACAGGGTCTGTTCCTACTTGTGCTGTTGCACCAGAGAAGCTATTAACACCAGTTGAACCCATCCAATCTTGGCCATTTGGCCCATTAGGATCTTGACCTGAAAATTGGGTTTGTGCTTCATTAAACAATGCTTCTGTACCTTGTTTACTGGTATAACGTGACTTCATCGCAAAAATTAATCCGGTTGGTCCTACCATGGGTTGGACACCGCATACGTCATAGGCAATTAAGTTTGGCATTGCGCGTCTAACCAACGAAATTAAAATTGGATCGAAATTTGCAATACCGGCTCCAGTACTAAGTGTAGGGGCAGATTCTTTTAAAGTTTGCGCTTGCTTTGCAAAATCTTCTTGCTGATTTTCCATCAGTGTAGCAACTACGCGCCGTTTATGACGATTAACCAATTTACCGTAACTTGGGTCATCAAGAATCTCTTCCCACTTTTCAACTAATTTATCAGTGGTAATATCTTGTCTCATCTATTTCTCCTTAAATTCTCCGTATACTCTCATGGAATATTTATAATCCATTATCTTTCAGACATCCGCTTTAAAGCATCTTTATATAAACCCATTTCAGCGGTAGTGGTTTTTGTTTCAGTTGGAATAGGTTCAGTTTGCTCAAACAAATTTTTTGGTTTTTTATCTGTAGTAACAGAAACTACACTATCCTTTAATGTAGTCAATGCAGCTTCGAATTTTTCAGGTGTAGAATATTCAACACTTTCAGATAAATTCTTCAATTTTTCCACTTGTGTTGATACCAAACCTTTTGCAACCTTTTCAAATATTGTATTTCTTTCATTTGACTTTACAACTTTTTGTAAAGAAACATTATTTTCCAATTGTTCGTTTAATTTTTGTTTCAATGAACTAATTTCTATTGCCATTTCACTTACAACATCTACTTTATTATCTGGAATTTCAAAATAATGTTCTACAAAAAGTGTTTTTAATTCGCCAATAAATTCTTCAACTATTTCGGATTTAATCGATTTTTCTAATGGAACATCATTTTTCTTAACCCAATCCTCTACAACTAAATCAAGATGACCATTAACCGATTCCGCTAATTGTTCACGGATTTCTTCAACCCGTTCATTGAGTTTTTTGGTTGCTCGCGCATTTAAAACTTTACGATATTCTTTAATACGTGCGGATAAAGTAGATTCAAAGATAAGAGCGGTTTTTTCTTTCATTACTTCTGAAATAGTATCACCGGCAAAAAGTGCAGTAGTAGCTTCTTTTACAGCTTTTTTATCTGCTTTTTCATCTTCCTCTTCTTCTTTAACTTCTTTTTCCTTTTCTTTTTCTTTCTTGGATTCTTCTTCCTCTTCTTTTACGCCAACTTTTTCTTTAGTTTTATCGCCTTCTTCGTTATCCATTTCTTCTTTCAAACGATCAGCTTTTTCACCAGAACCTTTGGCTTTATCGGTATAACCAGCACGCTTATTTGCTTCGGCAGTAGATTTTTCTTCTTCTTTTTCTTCTTCTACTTTTTTCTTTTCTTTTTCTTCTTCCTCTTTAACTTCTTTTTCCTTTTCTTTCTTTTTCTTCATGAAAGGAGGAAGTTTCTTTTTCTTTTCATCTTCTTCCTCTTCTTCTTCATTAAACCCATATACTTTGGGTGTTGGTGGAAGACTATCTTTACCAGGGCCATTGGTTTTATCTAAACCATCATTTTGTGGCCGTGGAAGATCGGCGTTAGTGGGAATATGACCTGTAGGACCTTCAGTTGGTGAAACTCCTGGAGTAGTCTTTAACGTTCCCGGAGCACCTGTTGGAATATATCCAGTAACTTCAGGCTTAGTAGTACCATGTACATTCTTATTAACATCAATTCCTGCCTCAGGTTTAACTGCGGTAGGACTATGTGTTCCATAAGCCTCTTCGGATTCTTTCAATACAGTTTTTCCAGAAAGTATATTTTCTAATTTTTCTTGAAAAGTACGCATTATTTTTTCCTCTTTAAATTCATAAATGGATCTCAATCCATATTTATAAAATTCTATATCTTAAAACTATTATCCAATTCCGTTAAAAACTCACCATAGGCTTTTAATTCTTCTTCATGTAAACAATTACTTGAAGCAGATTTAATTGCTTTTTTCCATTTATCCAAACTTGCTTCTTGGATTAAACCATCTGCTAAGATATATTCTCTTTGTTCCATTACTCCACGGACAAATGCATCCGGAGCCGATGGATCCATGACAATATCGGCAGCAGTCGCTAAACGGAAATCAGACTGAACCATATCAACACCACTAACGCGCCGAAGTGTTCCAACACCTCTTGAAGAAACGCCAAATGTAATATCTTCTTCTAAAAAGTTTTGTACAATTTTTCCAAATGGTGAATTTGAAACTCTTGCTTTACCTATAAAATTATTACCATCTTGTATAAGTGATGTAATTTTATGTGAAACTCTTTCCGGATTAATTGATGGACCATCAGGATGTCCTAATTCACCAACTGCCCGATTTTTAAGAACCATTTCATTAGTATAACGAAATACTTCAGGCTCCATTATATCCTTGGAATATTTGCGTTTATTTTTATTAGGAATTTCTTGTTGTAAAAACACACCTTCAACTATATGATATCTTTTTCCGTTGAGTTCTTCAACTAAGAATTGTACATCAATACATTCTTCGATTAATGGATCTACTTCTTTTCCGTTAAATAAAAATGACATATATTTACTTAAGACCTATAACATTACCAGCACTTGAAGCGGTAAGAAAAGTGCATCTAATAGGATAAATAACTCCAGCAACAACAGGAATAGTAATAGATTCACCATAAATGGTTTGAATAGCAACAGTTCCACTAGAACCAGCAATAAAAGCTGTAAATGCACCAGCAGTTCCTGTAGTTCCAAAACTTCCAGAACTAGATGCTAAAGGTATGGCATGATCATAGGAGTACATTTATTTTCCTTCCTTATCATGTTTTCCAAGATGTTTCATTTTTTCTTTAAATGCTTTTCTGCGCGAAGCCTTTAACTTTTCCTTTTCATCTTTTCCAGGAAGAGTGTCAATTGTTTTCCAAGTTTTGGCAACAACTTCTTTTTTCTTTTCTTCAAGAATGACACCAGTTTTATAATATAAATTTTTTTCTATTAAGTCATGCGCACCAATAAAATCCTTATTTTCAATACTAGTAATAATATTTGTATTTACCATATTAGTCTCCAATAATATTTATTATTTTACCATTTTCTGGCAAAAATCTATTGTCTTAAAGAAATGGGGTTTATCCAGTGTTAATGTGGAAACAAATAATGTTAAATTTTCTTCATTCAACTGCAACATAACTTTATCAATTTTTTCAACAAGTGACTCTTGAAGAATCATTTGTGTACCATCTTTTAAATTCAGAACATGTTCATAACGGACACGTTTATTGGTATCTTCATCATCGCGTGTTCCGCGTTTTTCATCTTCATCATTTGATGATGTACTATCTACTCGGATTTCATCTCTCGTGGTTTCTAATAAAGCATCAAAATATTCTCGTAAAGTTTCTTCTTTTACGTTATATTGTGTGGCTGCCATACAAAGTGTATTTTCTAATTCTAATCCACCTTCCATAACATTTTCAATGGTATAATCAATTGCTTCTTTTATTTTCGGATCATATTCTTCATATGGATCTTTATTCTTTTTTGGTTCTAATAAAAGTTCTTTGGCTTCAAATAAAGATTTACTAACTTTTTTCTTTTTCTTTTCATAAGCATCAATTACTTTTTCAGTCAGTGCAGAATCAACACCACCAATCAGTGATGTATCTTCATTTTCACAACTAAGAACGATATTTCTAACAGATTGTGGTGTCATAAACTCTCCTATTAAACATTCCAATTAATCTTGGGTACTTCTTGTTCTTTTAAAATTTCTGGAATTATTTCCATAATATCAACTTCAGCTTCCAACCCATGAATAGTTTTATCTAATTCTTCCCGGGTATATGTTCTATTCGCGTGTACGTGGGCGCATGATGCACCATGGATTATCTTATTCATTTACTTTCTTTTTCTCTGAAGTTTTCTTTTTAGGTGCCGGTGGAGGTGGCGTTTCATCTTCAAAAAATGCGCCAGTATCTAATGACGCTGCTTTCTCCGCTTCAGCTTCAACTTCAGGTTTTTCCTTTTTAATTTGTTCTTTCATTAATTCTAGTGCATCATCATCCAATTTCAATACGTTTTTGAACACCCATTCGCGTGAGATATAACGATCAATTGGTGGATTTGGATCAATTGCCGCTAATAATTGAAATCTTGTGGTCCAAATTTCTTGATCTTTAGCTTCAGAGAAAACAGAATCTTTAGAATAATCTATGTCAATATTTTCTCTAAAAATCTCCCATTCGTCTTTGGTAATAATTCCACGTAATTCTAATTGAATTTTCAGTAATTCTTTTAATAGATGATCAAATCTTTTACGTAATTTGGTAATAAATCTTGAAAATTTAACTTCATCGCGTGAAATTTCAGCTTCACGACCAACACCAAATCCTGCATCGGATTTCAATCTTGAAGCGGGCACGTGGAGCGCTTTATACAGTCGCTCTTGGAAGTACATAATATCTTCTATTTGTCCAAGATTAGAGTTGCCAACAAAAATTCCACAGTCTAAAGCATAGGTATGAAAGGAGTTAAATGCATTTTCGGAAATTGTTAAATTTCCTACATCAATTTTTTCTTCCAAATACTCGATTTTTATAATTCGATGATTTACATATTGATTTTCTTTAACTAAATGCGCTAAAGTTTTATATCCAAATTTGCGCGCCAATTTATTAAGATTATTTAATCCCAATTTACCTGAAAAATTAGCGGCCGTTGTGTCTTTATTAATTTTTATAAAATAAGAATTTAATTTAGTGGCATTGTTAATATTCTTCCAGATATCAGAGGCTTTTGTACTACTAGTTTCTCGGATAAAATCAACCAATAAATCTAAACACTTCTTATCAAATTTAATAGTTTGATTTTTAAATACTTTTTCCTTATATTCAGGATTCAAGAAATTTTTATGATTTCTGTTTGAAAGATTTTTACCTTTTTGAATATAAATTTCAGTACCTTCAAATTCCTTGAATCCTTCTTTTTGTTTCTCAATTTGTTTTTCGCGCCAAATAGGATCTTTGTATAATTCTATTACCTTATCGGTACCTTTTCTAAAATTTTCAATGGCCGTTTGTTTACATCTATCAGCAGTTGGACCAAATTTTCTTGCTTTAGAAACACTTTTAGAAACCTTTTCATAGATTTCTTTTTTCTTTTTTGGATCTAAATTTAATATTTTATGATATTCCAAAGATCTTTTACTTACATTCTCACAATGTTCCTTATATTTTTCTGGATCATTTTCTTTTAAATTTAAAAGAAAATTATTTTCCGAATGATATAATAAGTGGTCTTTATACGACATTTTAATTAAATTATTTGGTGAATTGTCATAACGATTAAAATTTTTATGATGAATTATAGTTTTAGGAGTATTCAAATAATTTTCGTTATAAGTCCACACATTATCAGGAAAATAAGATGAAACGACACGATGAACAAATTCCCATTTTTTGGTATCATTTTGATAAATTTGTTTATATTTTGAAGGATATTTCGGATATATTTTTTCTTCACGTTCATATAAAGGAATTAAACTATCACCAACTATTAAATCCCTTGCATCAACTTTTCCTCTTCCTATAATAGGAATAGTATGATCTGGTGTACAAGTAAAATCTGTTCCATTATCCAAATAAATTTTCATTACATCTGTATTTTTTCGTGTAACACCGGCCCATTCGATTAATCCGGGTACTATGTGGCCGTTAGGATCACAACTATAAACCCAATTTTCTTTACCGGAATTAAATTCTTCTATGAGTGTTGATAATTTTTCACTTCTTCCATCCAATAATTTAATTTTAGTATCCAAAGCAATACAACCGGCAGGTAATGTAGTTACTTCAGTTCCTTTACCACCTTCACGTCTTGGAAGGAAAAAATCTTCCTGCATCGATAAGAATTTGTGGTCATCTCTTACTTGTCCTGTATCAGAATCATATACCAATTTATTACGAAAATCATTCATAATAATTTTGATATATTGTTCTGCACGGTTAGTTGGCATGTTACCAACATCAACATAAAAAACTCTTCGTTCGGCCGCGCGGCTCAAGCGATAGATAACGTGAGCATCTTCCATTGCGCGTAATTGGTTTAATGGTTTAATTGCTTTATGTAAATAACTGACTACCATATTTCTGGTACTATCAATTAGTCCAGAATGCACGTAACATATGGAGTCTACAGCAATTTTTACACCAATGGCTGTAGTTGCTTCAACATTTACAATACCGCGTTCATTATAAAGATAATATTCCAAAATAGAATCTACAATTTCAACTCCACCTTCACCTAATTTTTTCTTGATTTCACGGATTTTTCTAACTCTACGTGGATCTAAATTTCTTAATTCTTTAATACCATCTTCAGGTGAATCAGGATCAATCATAATATGATAGAATAAACGACCATCAACATACCATCGTTTGAAGATTTCCATACCATCTTCATTAAAATTTAGAAGTTTTAAGATTTCATCGAAGCATTTACGTGTTTCGGTTTTAATTTTTTCCGGTTGTTCTAATTTATCTAAATTTATTGAGAGCGCGGGTTTATTATCCTCTTGTACAATTGCGTCGGTTATGATATCTTCAATTGCAGCATCTGCCTCGGGCTGTTGCGCCATATCACGGTAACGTGTTATCAACTCGGCTTCGTTTTTGGCAGTACCTTCAAGATCAACATAAGTTCCGTAAATACCACCAGATGCAATCTGTGATGCGCCATCAAGGTTTGCAGGGATAGCAAATGACTTATATTTTTGTATAGGATTGTGGTCGCCCACCTGGAAGCCGAGCAAGCGGAAGCTTTCCAAAAGAAAATTTCTGGCCATTATATTTTCACCATTATTATATTTTTCTTTCCTTTATTCCAGGGAATTTTACCTTTATGAGACTCACTCATTTTTTTTCGTGTTTCTTTAGAATGTGTTATTGAATGTTTTCCTTTATTTGATTCGCTAATTTTTAATTTTGTTTCTTCAGAAGGTTTTTTCCCTAAATGTGCTTGTCGATTTTTTTCATTTGATTCTTTTGTTTGGTGTTTTCCAGTATTTGCTATTGCTATATGTTGTTTGTGTTCTTCGGAAAATTTCTTTCCTTTATTATAATTTCTAATAAATTCAATATTAGAAGGTATTTGACCTTTATGAGATTTAGATAAATGGCTCAAATGTTCTTTAGTAAATGGTTTTCTTTTTTTGCCTTTTAACCCATCAGATATTTTTTTTCTAATTTCTGGAGTAAATTCAAATCCACTTAAAGATAGCTCTAATAATCTTTTATAAGCTAATTCATCTTGCCACTTCCCCAAGTGCCTCCAAAGATCCTTATGTAAAGCGGCATGTAATTCCACACTTATAGGTGGTGTAATATTATCTGGAGAATTATCGTAAATACCCCCAGTCATATGTTTGGGCATTATATGGTGTTTATGTGTCATAATTTAATTAAGGGAGAGGATTTTTCCTCTCCCTT